AAGTGATGCTCGGCCTGCTGCGTGAGAATATCGAAAGATATTCCAAACTCTACAAGCACGTCACCGTCCGCCGGATCTCCGGAGAAGGCCGCATGGTCGTCATGGGTGCAATCCCTGAAGCAGTATGGACGGAGTGCTGCGCGAACCTGAACGAGCTCTCCATCGGCTTCAACGATTATGAAGTGGACTGCTACAAAGTGGCAGGCTATTTCAAGATCTGCAACGCGAACCTCGAGGACTCCGATCTCAACCTCGCCGCGCTGCTGCTCGACGTGATCGGCGAAGCAATCGGCTATGCTCTTGATAAGGCCATCCTCTACGGCCGCAACGCATTTGGCACCCAGAAGATGCCGCAGGGCATTGTCTCCCGTCTGGTGCAGACCGCAGCTCCTACTGGCTATCCCAGCACTGCACGTCCCTGGGTCGATCTCCACAGCTCCAACATCATAACAATCGCCAACACCGTGACCGGAATTGGCCTCTTCCAGAAGGTCATTGATGCGGCTGGCAAAGCAAAGGCTAAGTACGCCAAAGGCGCGCTTACGTGGGTCATGAATGAAACCACCAAGCTGACGCTCATTGCAGAAGCTCTGGCAGTGAACGCATCTGGCGCAATCGTCTCCGGAATGGGTAACACTATGCCTGTTGTCGGCGGAGACATTGAAACCCTCGAGTTCATTCCCGACAACGTGATCATCTTCGGGTACTTCGAGCTGTATCTCCTCGCAGAGCGCAAGGGTGAGCAGTTCGCATCCAGCGAGCATGTCTTCTTCCTGGCTGATCAGACCGTCATGAAGGGCACTGCCCGCTACGACGGCGGCCCGGTCATCGCGGAAGCATTCGGCGCACTCGGCATCAAGGGCGTGACTCCGAACGCCACCATGACCTTCGCTTCCGACACAGCCAACACCTGAGGATGATGCGGCATGGGGGATAACCAGATTTTAGTTCCGCTGAAGATTGACCTGCATATATCGTCGGATGCGCTCGACTCATATTTGCTGGATCAGATCCATGCCGCAGAGGAATACATCAAAACCGAGGGCATAAAGCTGGATCCAAATAATTTTGGAGACAGGCTGCTGGTGGAGATGTATGCAGCGCACCTGTACAGGAGCCGGAGAGACACGGGAGATAAAAGCAAAATGCCGAGGATGCTTCGCTGGGCGCTTAACAACCGCCTGTTCTCGCAGAAGATATCGGAGGGCTGAGCATGGATGATCTCATTGAACTGGTTTCGCTGACATTCACAACAGATGCACTGAAACAGCGCATTCCTCAAGAGAGCAGAAGATCTATCTGGGGTCACATCCAGTCGGTCAGCAAGTCGGAATGGTTCCAGGGAGGGCAGAACGGTCTTCAGCCCTCCCTCGTCGTTGACACCAACATGATTAATTACCAGGGAGAAAAGACGGCCATTGTCCATGGGAAGAGGTACTCCATTTATCGGACCTATTTCAACGATCAGAGCGACACGATAGAGCTTTATCTCGAGGAGCAGGTGCAGGATGTCGAACGCGGTTAAAATTGATGATATGGCAAAGGTGCTGGCGCAGCATCTGCAGGATTACTGCCAGGACGTCACGGACGGCCTGAAGACAGATATCAAGGCAGCCGCAAAGGACACCGTCAGCGAACTGAAGGCCACGTCACCACAGGACAAGCGGAAGACAAAGCGCCGCGGCCAGTATGCAAAAGGCTGGAAAGATACCACAGTGTTTGAAAGTGACCTCGACATTCGTGTCGAGGTCCATAACAAAACAGATTACCAGCTGGCTCATCTGCTGGAATTCGGCCATGAGATCGTGGTAGGCGGGAAGGTCGTCGGACATTTCGACGGCACTCCGCACATCCGGCCGGCCGAGGAAAAGATGGAAGAGCAGCTGATGAAAAAGGTGAAAGTGAGGGTGAGAAAATGACGCTTCCTGAACTGTCGGACGTGCTGGCATCAACCGGCGTCCCGACAACATACCACTCCTGGCATGACGTCGACGGAGAGCGGCCATCCCTGCCCTTCATGACTTACCAGGTGGCGTATTCCAATAACTTTTTTGCAGACAACACGGTCTATCTTCCAATCAACCACATCGACATTTCACTGTACACAGCGCTGAAATCCCTGGAGACTGAATCCCTTGTGGAAGAAGCCCTCGAAAGCGCTGAGCTCCCATGGAACAAGACCGAAACATTCATTGATAGCGAACACTGCTATCAGATCATTTACGAAGTAGAGGTGTAATATGCCGAAAAATAAGGTTCAGTTCAACATCAAGAACGTGCACTATGCCATCCTCACGGAAACCGTGACGGATGGACAAACGACATATTCCTGGGGAACACCGGTGCACGTTCCCGGTGCGGTAAACATTACTCTCGAGGCACAGAGTGAGCTGTCTCCGTTCTACGCTGACGGCATTGTTTACTACCAGACCGTTTCCCAGAACGGCTACGAAGGCGATCTGGAAATGGCAAAATTCCCGGATCAGATGCTGCAGGACGTCTGGATGATGACCATCGGCGCAACTTCCAAGGTCCTCACCGAGAACATCAACAGAGAGCCGAAAGCATTCGCGCTGCTCTTCCAGATCGACGGCGACGTCGATCAGGAGCTGTACGTCATGTACAACTGCAAGGGCACCAAGCCCGGAATCAGCTCCACAACCAACACGGACACGAAGGAGCCACAGACTCAGACATCCACCATCAGCGCAACGCCGCTGGAGGATGGCGCGGTGTTTGCCCGGACCACCGGCGAAACTCCGGCTGAGACAAAGAATAACTGGTTCAACCAAGTGTTCCGTGAAACCTGATTTGATTCAGGAGGCCGACGATGGAAAAAACTATTACTGTCGGCGGCAAAGACTACCGGATGAGGGCTTCGGCCCTCATCCCTCGTCTTTATCGCTACAAATTCCGGCGGGACATGATCGCAGACATGCGGCAGCTGGAAAAAGACTTTAAGAAGGCAATAAACCTCCCGAAAGATGCGACGGAGGAAGAAATACAGGATGCCGAGCTCTCTGTTCTCGACCTTACGATCTTCGAGAATGTGGCGTGGCTGATGATCAAAAATGCCGGTGAAGACATTCCAGATGAACCGGATGAATGGCTCGACACCATTGATGGCATCTTCTCCATCTATGAGGTGCTCCCGCAAATCCTGGACATGTGGGAAGCAAACCTCGAAACAACCTCGGTATCGGTAAAAAAGTAAGAGCGACAACCCGGGAGCCGAACGGGGCCACCTTCATGTTGAGATGCGCTCAGTTGGGGTTGTCAGATGAGGCTCTAAATACCATGACGATTGGCATGGTGTACGACATGTACACCGAGAAGGCCAACGACCAGGAAGAATACCCATACAAGGCAACACAGGAAGATATCTATGCATTTTTCGGAGGAGGGAGATGATATAGCATGGCAAGCTCAGGCGGCATGAAGGTCCGCGGCGTAACAATCGAGATCGGCGGCGATGTCTCTGAACTGAGTAAAGCGCTAAAGGGCGTAAACTCCGACATCAGCAAAACCCAGAAGGAGCTGAAGGATGTCGAGAAACTCCTCAAGCTGGATCCGTCCAATACCGAGCTCCTCCGCCAGAAACATGAGCTGCTGGGGAAGCAGGTAGCAGACACGAAAACAAAGCTCGAAACGCTGAAGAAAGCGGAAGAAGAGCTTAATAAAAACGGGGTGGATAAGCACTCCGATCAGTACCGTGCGCTGGAACGGGAAATTGTGTCCACGGAGCACAGCATGCGAGAACTGGAAGCAGCTGCAGCCGCATCCAACGTCACGCTGACAAAGGTCTCCCAGACCTTCGGAAAGATCAGCGATGCATCCGGGAAGGTCGCCCAGGCAACCAAAGGAATCTCCACGGCAGCCGGCGGCGCTCTCGCCGGGATTGCGGGCCTGGCCTACAAATCCGTGCAGGCAGCGGATGACCTGAATACACTCGCAAAGCAGACAGGGCTCTCAACGGCGGAGCTGCAGAAAATGCAGTACGCATCAGATCTGATCGATGTTTCGGTCGACAGCATCACCGGAGCCATGACCAAGATGAAGAAGAACATGACGTCAACGTCGAAGGATACGGAGGCAGCCTTCCAGAAGATCGGCGTGAGCGTGCAAGATTCCAACGGTCAGCTGCGAGACGCCACAACCGTGTTCTATGAGGTTTTGGAAGGGCTGTCGCATGTGGCCAACGAAACCGAACGTGACACATTAGCCATGCAGCTCTTCGGGAAATCAGCGGATGAGCTGGCCGGCATTGTTGATGACGGCGGTGCAGCCCTCAAAGAGCTCGGCCTGGAAGCTGAGCAGCTCGGCCTCATCATGGACCAGCAGACACTCGACAGCCTGAACAACGTCAACGACTCCATCGATAAGCTAAAGGCGAAAGCAAACGGAGAACTCGCCCAGGCCGGAGCAAAAGCAATGGAAGCCCTGATGCCGGTGTTCGAAAAGGTCCTCGATGCCATGAGCAAAGCGCTCGACTATATCGGAAGCCTGGACGCGGACCAGATCAAGATGCTTGCAACGCTGCTCTCCGTGACGGCAGCCATCTCTCCGGTGGCCAAAGGGATATCGAACGTCACCGGGCTGATATCGAAGCTGACCGGGCCAGGAGGCGCTGTCCCGAAAGCAATAGAGATCTGCGGAAAGCTGACCGGCACCGTGCTGCCGAAAGTCGTGTCAGCATTGAAAGTTTTCCCGGGTCTCGGATTAACGGCAGCCATCATCGCACTGGTCGCGCTGATCGCGACAAAAGGCGATGAGATCCAGAAGTACATCAACAAAGCATGCGACTTCATCAAGGGACTCCTCGACAAGCTGTTTAATTGGCTGAATGACCACGGATTGACCACCCTGGCGGCGTTTGTGAAATCCATAAAGGATTTTATTGGCGACGTGCAAAAGGTCCTGAGCGGCATTATAGACTTCATCCGGGGCGTCTTCACCGGAGACTGGCAGCGGGCATGGAAGGGCATTGTTGATATCTTCAGCGGGATCTTCGGAGGAATCAAGGACCTGGTGAAGGCTCCGATCAATGCGGTCATCGGCGCGATCAATAAGGTGATCGGAGGATTCAACAAGCTTAGATCCGTCGCCGGGAAATCCCAGGTGTCAACCATTCCGCTCCTCGCCAGAGGCGGCATCGTCTCCAGCGGCTCGGCCATCGTCGGCGATGCCGGACCGGAGCTGCTGACGATGATGGGCGGAAGGGCAGTGGTGCAGCCATTGACCAGCAGCACCACCAACAACACCAACACGAACCTCGGAGGCGTCACAATCAACGTATATGGCGCTGCAGGCCAGAACGTCAGGGAACTGGCCGACATCATCATGGATGAAATGCAGGCAGCCACAGATAGAAAGGCGGCGGTATTTGGATGACACGGTTTTATTTCAACGGAAAATCCTGCCGCAGCTTCGGCATTTACGTATCGGGCTCGGGAACGTTCAACGCTCCCGAGCTTGATGTCACATCATACGAAATTCCGGGAAAGAACGGAGATCTGATCGTCTCCAACGGGAGATACAAGAACATCGTCGTGTCTTACCCGGCATTCATCCGGAGCGATTTCAAATACAATGCGGCAAAGGCCCGGGCATGGCTGCTGCAGCCTCAAGGGTACTGCAGGCTCAGCGATGACTACCATCCCGAAGAATTCCGGCTTGCACGGTTCGTCGGGCCTATTGATTTTGACATGAGGTTCCTGAATTGGAGCGGAGAAACAACGCTGTCCTTCGACTGCAAGCCACAGCGGTTCTTAGTTCACGGAGAAGAAAAGCGGGTTTTCGCAGCGCCAGCAAGCCTGTGGAATGACACCCTCTTCACCGCAAAGCCACTGATCACCGTTTATGGCAGCGGCGCGGGAGAAATGACCATCGGCGACACGACGGTAAGATTCTCGGAGATTTCAGACTTTGTGGTGCTTGATTGTGACCTTCAGGATGCCTACAAGAATCTGGAAAACAAAAACAGCACCATGACCGGCTCGTTCCCGGGACTGGCGCCCGGGGAGAACGTCGTCACGTTCTCCGGAGGCATTACTAAGATCGAGATTATACCGAGGTGGTGGACGCTGTGAGACTGTTTCAATCGACAGCAACGAACTTTACCACGAACGGCCTCGGAATGATAACAGATTCGTTATCATGCATCGTGATTCAGGTGCTTAACGGAGAGTATGAGCTGCAGATGGAGTATCCGGTTGACGGCATCCGGTATGCAGATCTCACCCTCCGGGCAATAATCCTGGCGAAACCGGACCGAATCTCTGATGAGCAGCCGTTCCGCATTTATCGGATCACGAAACCGCTCCACGGAATAATTACGGTCTACGCACGGCATATCGCCTACGACATGGCCGGGTATGCGGTCTCACCGTTTGAGGCAGCCTCCCTCGGCCTCGCCCTGGTGGGGCTGAAAGAGAATGCGGTGCCGGCATGCCCGTTCACGTTCAACACCGATAAAAGTGTTTCGAGTGATTTCACGGTTTCCACACCGAAATCATTATGGAGCTGCCTCGGCGGATCCGAAGGCTCAATTCTCGACACCTACAGAGGCGAGTGGGAATTCTCCGGTTTTTCTGCATACCTCCACAACCGGCGCGGCAGCAATCGCGGCGTTTCCATCCGCTATGGGAAGAACCTCACCAGTTATGAGCAGGACCAGAACTGCAGCAATGTTTATACGGCAGTATATCCGTACTGGTCAAACAGCACTGACCTGGTGACGCTGCCGGAGAAAACCGTTCCGGTCGGCGGAACGTTTGACTTTGTCCGGGTGCTTTCGCTGGATCTGTCCGGGAGCTTTCAGGAGAAACCGACGGAAGCGCAGCTGCGTGCCAGGGCTCAGACGTACATCGATGCCAACGAGATCGGCGTGCCGGATGTAAGCTGGAAAGTGGAATTCGTGCAGCTTGAGGCATCGGAAGAATACAGAGACAAAGCGATTCTGGAACAGGTGTTTCTCGGCGACACGGTAACGGTAGAGTTTGAGAAATACAACGTCTCCGCAACAGCCAGAGCCGTAGAAGTGCAGTTTAACGTGCTCCTGAACCGGTACGACTCAATCACGCTGGGTAAGGTGAAGACCAACATGGCCGACACCATAGCAGCCCAGCAGAAGGAAATAGACAGCAAACCATCCCGGACCGTCGTGGAGCAGATAGCGGAAGCCCTCTCCGACAGCATCCTTAATGCCGTCGGCGGATGCGTCCGCCTCCTGGACACCAACAACGACGGCATGGCCGATGAGCTCTACATTGCCGACAATCCGGTTCCGGCGCAGGCCGTGAAAGTCTGGCGCTACAACTATCAGGGCTGGGCGGCATCCGAAAGTGGGTACAACGGTCCATTCACCATGGGGGCAACACTGGACCACGGGCTCCTGGCCACGTTCGTCACGGCAGCGCATCTGGTGGCCGGCACCATCGCCAGTGCGGACGGAACCAGCTTCTACCTGAACCTGGACGAGAACGTGCTCCGGATGGCGCAGCTGACCAACATGCAGACCACGCTGAGCGGGGACATTTCCAACAGCCTCGCAGCGGCGAGAAGCTACACCGACTCCTCCGTGGCATCGGAAGTGACGAACCGGAACTCGGCGATTGCAGAGGAAGCCAGCAGCAGAGACAGCGCAATCGCAGCAGCAACCGGAACGCTGTCCGACAGAATCGACGGGGTGGAAAGCGACGTGTCTGCTGCACTGGTGCCGCTGAATGAGATCTTGA